ATGGCGCGCGACGCGATCGGCGTCGCGATGGGGCTCGAGCAGCAGACCGCCGGCCTGATGAAAAACGGCTCGCGGCCGTCGGGCGTCCTGCAATCGAAAAAGACGCTTTCGGAAGCGGCGGCGCAGCGGCTCAAGCAGCAATGGCGCGAGTTGACGAGCGGCGTCGGAACGACCGGCTCGACGCCAATCCTCGAGGAAGGTCTCGAATGGAAGGAGCTGCAGCTCACGTCGGTCGACATGGAGTTCATGCAGCAGCGCTCGTTCCAGGTCGTCGACATCTGCCGCTTCTACCGCACGCCGCCCTATAAGCTCGGGATCGTCGAGCTGCGCGGCATCAACATCGACCAGATCAATCAGGACTACGTCAACAACACGGTGATGCCCGATCTGCACCGCATGGAGCAGAAGATCGCGCAGACCTTCGACCTCGACGATCAGGGCCTCGAGGTCAGTCTCGACGAAACGGTTCTCTTGAGGGCGGACATCACGACGCGCTTTACGGCCAATCGGATTGCGCTCGGCGGCGCGGCGTGGGTCTCGGTCAACGAGGTTCGCGCTGGCGAAGGATTGCCGGAAGCCGATCCGGACGCGACGGGAGCGAATGCAATCACGAGGCCGGTCAATATGGCGACGCTTGGGTCGGACATTACCGGAACTGCGGCGGATGGGGCCGGACATCCTTCGGTCGCCGAGGGCGGCGTTCCTGGCGCCGACAACGTTGCGTCGCCGAAAAAACCAAACGCCAGCGAAGCGGCACAGGCCGACGCCGCGACGACGTCGACAATCCAACATAGCGCCGACGCGCTGGAAAAGGCTGGGCTGCGGATATGAGCGCCGGCGACCATCGCCATTCCGACGTTCCCGCCAAGGCGCCGGGCGACTATTACGAGCGCGCCAAAGCGATGGTCAAGGCGTGTGACATCGTTCGCGGGTTCACGATTCCCTACGCCGCCAACCGCTCGATCGACGGCAAGCGGTACTATCCCGACGACGACCTGCCCAAAGAGATCGCGGGCGTCACACTCGACCGGACGGTGCCGATTCACGAGTTCGCCGAATTCCTGGCGATGAACGACGGGATGAAATATCCCGAGGCGCATCACGACGTCGCCAATCCGGCCGAACGCCAGGCGGTCGAGGAAGAAGGCGGCGACTGGAAGGCGTACTGCGCGGGCTTTGCGCCGGTCATCAAGCAGGTCGACCGCGAGGTCATCACGAGGGTTCCACAGGACCTCGATCTGCGGCCTTATCAGGACGAAGACGACCATGCCGTGATGGCCGAGCTTGCTGCGGCCGGCGACAAATCAGGAGGACGGACGATGGTCCGCAAATTCTATTCGGCCGACGTCGTGGTCGACGGCGCGCTGGGGCCGCGCCAGATCCGGGTTGTCGCCAACAGCGGCCAGAGCGATCGGGTCAAGGACGTGCTGGTCGCCAAGGGCTGCAAGCTCGACAACTACCTGCGCAATCCGATCGTGCTGGCGCAGCACAACCCGGAAAATCCGGTCGGCAACTTCGCTCCCGAGATCAAGGGCGAGCGGGTCGAGGGCGTCCTGACCTTCGCGCCCGCCGGAATTTCCGCCAAGGCAGACGAATATTGCGGGCTCTACAAGGCCGGCGTGCTCAAGACGGTCAGCGTCGGTTTCCAACCGATCGACTCCGCTCCGAACAAGGACGGCGGCGAACTGTTCAAGGAATGGGAACTGCTTGAGCTGAGCTGCGTCTCGGTGCCTTGCGATCCCGGCGCCTTGACGATCGCGCGGTCGCTGGAGACCAAGACGGACAAACACTCGTGGAAGTGCGGCGCCTCGCGCAACCTGCCGATCGGCGGCGATGACGCGTGGGACGGCCCGGCGGCTTCGGCGAGCATCTTCGACCATTGCAATTTCGACGGCGATTCGCCGGACGTCGGCTTCGCCCGCAAGGGCTTCCTCGCCTACGACGCCGCCAATCCGAAGCTCAAGGGCTCCTACAAGTTGCCGTTCGCCAAGATCGTCGATGGGCATCTCACCGCCATGCCGTCGGGAATTCGCGCCGCCGCCTCGCGCCTGCCGCAGGCCGACATTCCCGACGACGTCCAGACCAAGGCGCGCGCGGTCATCGATCATTACGAGGCCAAAATGAAACCGAAGGCGATCACTGCGGCCAATGCGCCGAAGGTCAAGGGACTACAGGACGTCTGCTCGCTGGCTTACGTCCTCCACCAGCTCGGCTATCTCCACGACGACGCGATCCGCGAATCGCAGGTCGAGGGCGACGGATCGAAAGTTCCGGCGATGCTCGCCAATGCGCTGAAGGTGTTGGCCGACGTCTTCCTCGCCATGACGGCGGAGGAAACGGCGGAATTGCTGGCCGGTCACGACGTCGAAATCGACGACGACGATGATTATGTGGCCTCGGCGCCGACGCCGCAGACCAAGGCTTTGCGCGCCGCCTTCTCCAAGGCCGGCCGCGTCCTGTCCGAAGAGAACATGGCGCACGTCAAGGGCATCATGAAGTGCTTCGGCAAGATGATGGACTGCCGGACCAAGGCGCTCGACTCGCACGGAACGACGCATGACGCGCTGCAGGCGTTCGCCGACCATATCGAGACCGGAACGGAACACGCCAAGGCGCTGATGAAAGCCGCCAAGCCGAAGCCGGAAGATGACGACGAAAACGGCGACGGCGAGACGGGCGAGCCGGAAGGTGCGACCGGCGCCGAGCCGGACGTCGAGTTGGCGGTCGAAGCCGAGCGCCAGAAACGGCTTCGCGAAATTGAAATCGCGGCGATGGCCGCGTGAAGTGAATTCCTGACGACAGGTCAGGCGCCCGTTATTTGAGCCTTCGGCAAGCTCGAACCGCAGCGTCGTGAGACGCCGCAATCCCTTTGATGGAGCCTATTCATGTCTCTGCACGAACTGCGCGCAAAACGCGCAACGACCTTCGACGCCTTCAAGGCGTTGGGGGAGAAAAAGGACTTCGACCAGACCAAAGACGGCCCGGAGTTCGACAAACTGAAGAAAGCGCTGGCTGACGCCGACGCCGAAATCAAGCGCTACCAGGAGGTCCAGGACGCCTCTCGCGAGAAGGCGGTTGTGGTCGCTGGCCAGGACGGCGACGCCCATCGCATCTTCGCCCAGGCCAAGAGCGACGTTTACACCAACAAGGAAGTCGCCGAAGCGCGCGGCCTCGGGACCAACAAGGGTCTCGTGGTCGGCGGCGTCGCCCGCATGCTTGGCGCCGGTCGCGGCTCCAAGCACGACGCGATCGAAATCTCGACGACCCTCTATGGCGGCGAGCATCCCGTCACCAAGGCGCTGGTCGCCGGCATCGGCGGTTCGGGCGGCTTCATCGTGCCGCCGGAATACATCAACGAGATCATCGAAATCCTGCGCCCGATGTGTGCCGTTCGTTCGGCCAACCCGCGCACCATGCCGATGCCTCACGGGACGATGACGCTGCCGGCGCAGACCGGCGCCGCGACGGCGTCCTATTCCGGCGAAGTCTCAAGCATCACGACCTCGCAACAGACGCTCGGCCAGATCGTCGCCAGCTACAAGAAGCTGACGGCGCTGGTCCCGGTGTCGAACGACCTGATGCGCTACGCCGATCCGGCGGCCGACGCGTTCGTCCGCGACGACTTGGCGAAGGTGATGGCGCTGCGCGAGGATCTAGCCTTTCTGATCGGCGACGGCACGCAGAACACGCCGCGCGGCTTCCTGAGCTTCGCCAACGCCTATGCGCTGCAACAGGGTGGCGCGGCGGGCGTGTGGTCGTCGACCGGAAACTCGGTTTATGCCTCGGGCGGCAACTTCATCACGTCGAACGAGTCCTACACTCAGGCGACGGTGGCGAACGAACTGGCGGGCCTCGTCAATCGCCTCGACACCGCCAACGTGCCGGATATGCGGCGCATGTGGTTCATGCACCCGCGCATCTACAACTACCTGTTCAACCTGCTGAACTCGCTCGGCCTGTACGTCTATCGGGACGAACTCAGCAAGGGCACGCTGCTCGGCTACCCGCTCGCCAAGCGGTCGACTCAGATCCCGATCAACATCAACGACACGACCTCGGCCAACACGGTCGGCGCCTCGTTCATCATGCTGGTCGAAATGACCGACGCGATGATCCTCGACTCGATGACGTTGGAGCTGTTCGTCTCGCGCGAAGGTTCCTACACCAACGCGTCGGGCGCGCAGGTCAACGTCGTCCAGGTTGACGAGACGCTGATTCGCGCCATCGCCGAACACGACTTCCAGATGCGTCATCCCGCCTCGGTCGCGGTCGACCAGGGCGTCATCTGGGCGCCGGCGATCTCGTAATCGGCTGAGCCAACCACCAAGCGATCTGCGGCGCGTCGCGAGTTCGGCGCGCCGCTTCAACCCATTTTCCCTGAATAGGAGGCCATCATGGCCGATATCGTCCAAGTCAAGTCGATCGCGGAACTGATCGACCCGAAAGCCTTGTCGACGTCTCTCTCGTGGACTGCCGGCGGCGGTTCCGATTCCGTCACCTGGACCGGCATCTCGATCAACCGTGAATCGTTCGCCAACGGCGGCCTGCCGCGCGCGCTCGACGCCTTCGTGTTCTACGACGTCACGCTCGCCTCGGGTCACACGCTGTCGGCCTATTGGGACTTGCAGGAAGGTCCGGACGGGTCGAACTGGTCGGACTACGCGACCGAAGCGTCGACCGTGATCGCCACCGGCCAGTCGGGCGGCGCTCGCCAGGTCGGCGTGGCGCGGCTGCTCAACCAGAGCGGCAACGCGCCGACCGGCACGCCGGGCGTCGATCTTTCCGGCGCGCGGGCCTATGTGCGGCTGAACGTCGTTCCGCACCTGTCGGCGGCTGGCACCGACACCGCGATCATCGCGGCGCTCGGCGAGTTCGGCGGCTACGACATCCTCGCCGCGCCGCAGAAGTAATCCGCGTCGCCGCGTCAAACATTCGCCACGGCGGCCTGGACCTTGCGCCCGGTTCCCCCTACCCATCGCGGAACTTTCGAGGACAGCGGGCATGGCCTGGGCCGTTCGTGGCGGAGCAAAGGATTGAACGAATGAGTCGCGTGCTCGTCACCGGCGGCGCCGGGTTCATCGGCAGCCATCTGGTCCGGTTGCTTCTCGCTCACAATTACGACGTGACCGTGCTCGACAATTTGAGTACGGGCAGGCGCGAGTGGGTTCCGCAGGACGCGGAATTGGTCGTCGGCAGCGTCGGCGAACGCAGCCTAATGCGCGATCTGTGCGAAGGGCGGGACGGCGTGTTCCATCTCGCCGCCATGTCGCGGGTGCTGCCGTCGCTCTTTGGCGGTCCGTCGGCGTGCCTGTTCTCAGCCGAGCAGAACGTCATCGGCACGCTCAACGTGCTGATTTCGGCGGCCGAGGCGAAGGTCAAGCGGTTCGTCTATAGCGCCTCGTCGACCTATTACGGCAACCTGCCAGCGCCGCATCATGAAATGCTGCCGCCCGGCTGCCACACGCCCTACGCGATCTCGAAATATGCTGGCGAACTCTACGCGATGCAGTTCGACCGGACGTACGACCTGGCCTGCGTCGCGTTGCGCTATTTCCAGGTCTACGGGCCGCGCCAGCCGGTCTCCGGCGAATACGCCATGGTCACCGGGATCTTCCTCGATCAAGCGAAGCGCGGCGTGCCACTGACGATCCATGGCGACGGAAAACAGCGACGCGACTTCGTCCATGTCGCCGACGTCGCGGAAGCGAACCTGCGGGCGTTCCGGTCCGACGTGCGCGGCGAGGTCATCAACGTCGGGACTGGCCACAGCCATTCGATCCACGAGTTAGCGAACCTGATTTCGGGCGAACAGACGTTCCTTCCGGCGCGGGCGCACGACATGCGCGAGACGCGAGCCGATACGGGCAAATGCTGGCGGTTGCTCGGCTGGTCGCCGATGACCGAATTCGAAGCCGGAACGCGGGCGTTGATGGAAAGCGACGCCGCATGAGCGGCCGGCGCCTCACCCAGGCGGCCCATGACGCCCAGTGGTTTCTTCGCCTCGTGGGACCCGATCCGCTGCTCGACGAACTCAGGCGCGACGACCGGACGCAAGGGAACATCCTCAACACAGGCGACCGCGTCGCAACGCCGCTGATCACGATCGCCCATTACGTCGCGCTGACCGGCGCGCGGTCGTTCCTCGAGACGGGGACGCAGAAGGGGTTCTTCGGCTATTTTCTTTCGCAGTTGCTTGGTGAAGAGGATTACAACCTCACGACTTGCGACTGCGACGAGCGATCGAAACGAGCGGTGGAATTGCTCGCTTGCGAGCGAATATCCGTCCGTTTCATTTTCGGCGACACGAAAGAGACGCTGCCGCTGGTCGACGAGAAGTTTGACCTCGCGTGGATCGACGGCGGTCATGATTACGCGACGGCGCTGTCGGACATCCGCCAGGCGGTTCGGTTGGAGATTCCCTGCATCCTGATCGACGACACGCTGAGCAATTTTCGCCAGATCGAGGTCGGAAAGGCGGTCGACGACTGCGCCGAGTTGTGGGCGAAGTACGACATGATCGAGCCGATGAGCTATCCGATCGACGAGGCGGGACTGATCGCCGCAGTCAAGAAAGGCGGATGAAACGTGACCTGGTTCCTGCCAACCTACAAGCGTCCGCAATGGTGTCAGGAGGCGCTCGATTCGATCGCCGCGGCCGGGCCGTCGAAGGGCGTCGTCGTCATCGACGGCGACTTCGATCCAGCTTATGAGGCTCTGCGGCTGCCGAGCGGCGAGGGACAGGACTGGAGCGTGCGGCTGCTGATGGACAACGGCGGCGTCTGCGCGGCGCTCAATTGGGCGTTGAAGACCTATCCCGACGAGCCGTGGTACGGCTTTTTCTGCGACGACCAGCGCGTCCGCACCTTCGGCTGGCAGGCGCCGCTGGTCAAGGCGGCGGGGCGAACCGGCTTCGCCAATTCGGCGGACGGCTGGCAGGCGGATCGGCGGATGCACGGAGCGGTCGTATTCGGCGGCGATCTGCTGCGGGCGATGGGCTGGTGGGCGCCGCCTGGGGCGCGGCACGCCTGCGGCGACGACGCGTGGGAGACGATCGGCCGGGCGCTGAGCAATTGGGCCTATGTGCCGCAGGTGATGGTCGAGCACCTGCACGCCTGGAACGGCAAGGCGGAAGACAAGAACGGAACCTACGCCAAGGAATATTCGACGCTTGAAACAGACAGGCGGGCGTTCTCCGAGCTGCTGCGCCACGAGATCCCGGCGGCCATCGCGCGGGCGGCGAAGGTGGTCGCCAACGGCAAGATCGACGCTGAGCGGCTGATGCGGGCGCGCTCGCGCAGCGTGATGATCTGCACGCCGATCGCCCGCCATCCGACCTATCAATATGCGCTGTCGCTGACCGACACCTGCCTGCTGCTCGAGCGCAACGGCGTGGCGCACGCGCGGCAGTTCGTCATCGGCTCGTCCAATCTGCCGCGGGCGCGCAACGAATTATGCGCGCGGTTCCTCGCCTCGAGCTGCACCGACCTGCTGTTCATCGACGACGACATGGGATGGAATCCGAACGCGGCGTTGCGGCTGCTCGCTTCCGACAAGCCAATCGCCGCGGTGGTCGGGCGCAAGCGGGTCGACAAGCCGAACACCGACCCGGAGGTCTGGTGCGGGAGACCGAAAACGGGCGACGATCCGCGCGGCGTGCTGACCGACGAAATGGGCTTCCTGCCGTTCGAGCGCGTCGGGACCGGATTCATGAAGATCGCCCGCGAGGCGTTCGAGGCGATCATCAAGGCTCATCCGGATTGGAAACGGGCCGGTCACGCCGGCATGCCCGACGATGTCAAGGCGCACTATTACCGCTTCTTCCGCTTCGGCGACGACGCCTACGAGACCGGCGAAGACTTCGAATTCTGCAACGCCTGGCGCGAGCTGGGCGGGGAAATCTGGGTCGATATCGAACAGCGGCTCACCCATGTCGGGGAGAAGGACTACACTGGCGCCTTCGCCGAATTGATCAGCGCCGCACAACTTCAGGAGGCCGCAGAATGACGACCAAGGTCAACGCCCTTCCTGTCACCCATGGAACGGTCGGGGGGACGCCAATCACGTCCAATGTCGCCAGCGACGATCTCGCGACGACGCGCTACGTGACGCTGAGTTCGAACTACGTGCGCAATTGCCCGCTCGGATATCCGAATCCTCATCCTGGGTTTGGAGCACAGAAGTCGCCGACGGCCTATCCGCAGACGATCCTCAGCGGGACGCGCGCGCTGTTCTTCGCTGGCGAGGCTGCGGCGCTGGTTGCGGCGGGCGCGGGGGCGTACTCATGAAACTCGTTCGGCTGACCAAAGACCTCAAGCCGTGGCACGCCGGCGATGACAAGCTGCTCGACGATGATCTCGCCGACAAACTGCTGGCGTCGGGCGAGGCGGACAACCCGCGTGACCGTTTCGGCCATCCGCTGGTCGAAACCGCAGCGATGACGCCGGAACGCCGCAAGGGCGGCTACAGGACGAAGTGAGGA